ATGAGCGACACTCCTTTCTGGCAAAGCAAAACTCTCGACCAAATGACGGACGCAGAGTGGGAATCGCTCTGTGACGGCTGCGGGCAGTGCTGCCTGCACAAACTGATGGATGAAGACACTGACGAGATCTACTTCACCAACGTCGCCTGCCGCCAGTTAAATATCAAAACCTGCCAGTGCCGTAACTACGAGCGCCGTTTCGAATATGAACCGGACTGCATCAAGCTGACCCGTGAGAATCTGCCGACCTTCGAATGGTTGCCGCCAAGCTGTGCGTACCGCTTGTTGGCTGAGGGAAAAAATTTGCCGGTCTGGCACCCGCTGCGTACCGGGTCAAAAGCAGCGATGCACGCTGAGCGGATTTCCGTTCGTCACATTGCGGTGAAAGAGTCTGAAGTGCGCGACTGGCAAGAACACATCCTGAACAAGCCGGATTGGGCAGACTGAAGCGTTGATATGAAAGAGGTTTTATCTTACTGATTTTGTGCATGGGGCATGTGTGGGACATTTCCTCCAAAGTGTGCATTCAAAATATCCATCTGGTTGCTGTTATTATCGGTCATCCATTTACCGTAAACGTTGTAAACCATCTGTGCAGATGTGTGGCCCATTTGTGTAGCTATGAAGTTGGGGTTGGCTCCAGCACTTAACGCCCAGCATGCAAAAGTGTGCCGCGACTCATATGCTCTTCGATGACGAATGCCGGCGCGCTTCAGAACTTCGTTCCATGTGGCTCCAAATGACCCGGGAGCGTACCAGTCACCACCCTTACCGTTCCTTGCTGTGAGTCTCGGTACAAAAACAAAAGTGCATGCGTCAATACGAGTTCTGCCAAACTCTCTGAGATGCACCTCTATCTGATGTTGCTTACCCATCCTTGTATAAGCCATCTGGCATTTGAGGGCTTGTATCGCTGCGTCAGTGAGCGTTATCACACGGTTACCACACTCTGTCTTGGGAGGCGTGAAGTGCCCCTTCAAAGCAATGTTACGACTAACGGTGATAGTCCAGTTTCTCAGGTCTATGTCTTCCCACGCCAGCGCGCTGATCTCACCATGTCGTAAACCGGTGTTAACTGCCAGAATCCACAGATTCCTTATCTGTTCTGATGGGCAGGCATCGAGAAGGCGGTAGTATTCATCCCTGGAAAGAGGATCAGGCTCTGATTTGCTCTTCCTGAGTGGATCGATACCATCGAATGGATTTTTATCGATGTATCCATTTTGCTTTGCGAAAGAGAACATGCCACCAAGACAGTTGAGATACACATTGACGGTTCTCACTGTTCTTCCCTTTTTGGGTTTGCAGTGCTCGCGATGCTTGGCGGGCATTTGATATCCAGTCAAAAGCTCCTTCCTGATCAACAAAATGTGCTCGTTAGAGATGCCAGAAACTTTCTTTTCTCTCCCCAAAATATCAACACAAATCTTGATGTAAGACTTGTAGCGGCTAAATGCGTTGAGTGTTATCTCCATCCTTTTAAGTTCAAGCCAGCGATCGGCTATTTCACCCAGGGTTGCGCCAGGGCGAAGTAAACCGAACCGAGAGAGGTTTGGAGACTGCGGGAACTGCTCTGCATAGTTGAATGCCCCTGTTTTAACTGCATAACAAATAGACGTTCTGAGCTCGCCCGCCATCTTTCTGTTTTTAGGGGTATCGGGTACGCCAAGGTTTTCACGTACCCTTACACCCAGGTAGATAAACCACAGGCGCAGTGTGCCCCCGTGGTTCTCGACCCCGGTTGGATATTTAGACATGCTTCTTCCTCTGTTATGAAAGAGGGGCTATTTAAGCAGATTTTTGACGGGGGATCGCCGGGCGTTGACGCTCGACCCAGTTATCGACTTCTTGGCGGTTATAGAGGATAGGGGAGTTGTCCTTCGGCTGGCAGTCGCCGGAGTAATGCCGGTACTCGCGGCCTTCCATCCAAGACTTCTCGCGCGCGGACTTGATAGCGTTTTTGGTCAGGCCAGTGATCGCCATCAGCACTTCTTCCGACACCCATTTATTCGGCACCAGTTGAATCGGTTCACTCATGGTTTACTCCAGGCAAAAAGAAGCCGCCCGCAGGCGGCAAACATCAAGGGATGATAGATAGGTCTTATCGGTGCTCAGCACCCAACAGGCGACTCAGTGAATCGCCTGTAAGTTGCTACCGAGTTGGTAATACAAAATCCGCACGTAGCAGCTTTATTGGCATGATTTGGTGGTTAAATCCAATTGTTTTTTATCGCTTCATGCAAAGTGTCTTTATCACCGGCAACCATATTCCATGCTTTGTTATAAACAGCCCGGTTTTGAACCTCACAACCCTCCGTTTGGCAGATAACATCGTGATAACCATCAGCACCTTTTGATGGTGGAGTGCTAATGCAAACATCCAGTAGCATCTCTTTAGGCTGAACGCCGCAGAATGGACAAGGTAGTATTGGGTTAATGCTCATATCATCTCCGGGGTTTGGTTGAAATATGAGCATACCAACTCGAAGCTGTAATGGAAGTTCCGTTCTTGTAAAATTTATACTTTATTCAGATAGTTGACGATGGCGTCAGCCTCTTTTTGCAATTGAATGCATTCCATTTTGCTTGCGCTTAAGTTCAATAATACCCTGGCACTCGGCGCACATCTTGCAGCCAGGCACCGCCGCGCGCCGCTCTTCTGGAATATCTACGCCGCAGTCCTCGCAATGCTCAGCCGATACCGCGCTGCGGTCGATGCGGTGAGCGGAAAGGGCAGCGTTACGCTGACGCTCTTCAATCTCTGATGCACTGTCGATGATGTCAGCCATTGCGTGATCTCCTGCGTTTCTTTGCGGCCCGGCGCGTTGCTGCGATGCCAGTCTTTCCGCTGCTCACCGGATAGCTAAATCCGGCATAAAGGGAAGGGGATAGGGTGGCGACGCTCCACGATTTAACCGAAGCCATGACAGCCAATGCGATGGATGTTCGTTTCATGGGTGCTCCCGGAACTGTTGGCGCTCTTTCATGACTTAACCCACCCCTTACCCGTCACATTGCGGATAACGCCAAGCTTACGCAGCGCCTGCAATCTGCGGTCGAGAATGCGGAACGGCTCGGGCTTGCTCTTTTCTGTACCCGCAATCAGCCTGCATTCCTGCGCAACATCTCGCACAAAAATTCCTGAAAATGTGATTGGACTGTCACCGATGATCTGCAAGATTGCATCGTCCAGTTTTGCGTATTTAGTCACGATTCCGCTCCATATCTGCCGTTCATCCGGCCAATTCTGCTAACGAATGCCACAAGGCTGACGCCCATCGGCTCTATCTTTGCGTGATGCTTTTTGAGGATCGGCGGCACCACTGAATTCCATTTCGGCTTTGGCCGGGCTTTCAGTGCCTGGCGGATTTCGTCCACGCATTTACGGCCCTGCGCGCGGATGGCGTTATCTTTCTCTTCTGGTGTCATGCTGCCTCCGTCTTCACAACGTCGATGGCGCAGCCGGGCAGCAATTCAACTGAGGCGGTCGAGCACTGATTTCCCCAGTGGTGCCAGCCTGGCGCTGCGCTACGGCTGAATAGCTCAATCCGAGGCACATCGCCGTACAGCAACTCCAGCCGGTGGCGTACTTCCCACGGTTTTTCGCTATGCGCGCCGAGCGGGCTGTATACCACCTGCTTAATCCCGGCATGCTTTCGCTCCAGCCCGCAGCCGCGGGTGGCAATCAGCAGGTCTTCGGTATTGGCACGGGTGTGGTTGCCGCCGTTCATCCGTGTCTCGGCGTTAAGCAGATCGAGGAAGTCGTAAAAGTCGCTGACCTCACCCTCGGCCAGCGTCTTGTTGATGCGCAGCTCAGCATTCTGATTCAGCTTCACCCAGGTAAAGCCTTTCATCGTGCGAACGGTAAAGCCCCACGCCTCGGCCAGTTCTATCGCCTCCCGGTTATGCGTGCCGGTGTACCACATTGCGAGCACGGCGTTTTCGGCAGCCAGTTCCCACACCGGCAGACGCTTAATGTCGATTAACTTCATGGTGGAGTAGTGATCGGCTGCGGCGCCGTTGCTGATGGTGTTGCCGTAAGACCAGGGTGGATCGGCGTAGATGAGTGAATATTTCCTGGTCATGCTGCTACCTCGTCGAAGTCAAAACCGAGTTGATTACCAAAAATTTCACACGATTCAGAACACGATCCGGTATCAAATCGTTTTGCCATAGCCATCTCCTGATAAAGTTTCTGGTAATCACTGTCGGCGTACATTTTGGCGATACCATCAAGTGACAGGTGACCGCGATACATCACTTCTTTTGGGGTATCGCGATGACCGTCTCTGACGTGATCGCCGGTGATTACTTCATTAAATACGCGCCCAAGACCTGACTCATCGATACATGCCAGGCCAAGCTTTTGCGTTGATTTTTTTATGCAGAAAATGCAGTTCCCGAGATGCTCAGGGATGTGAAGGTTGAAAGGTTGATTCTGCCACCAATCCAGAATGTCTCTCTTTTCGAAATCAGATAGCTCAGCTAAGTAGTGAATCCCGGATTTTTCTTTAAGCCGCCGCGGCTCGTCGGCACGGATGCCTATCCACGTTGTGTAATTCCCACGACCGAATGTGTCATCGCAGTACTTTGTGAACGGAACCAACTTAAGGCGGTCTGTGCAGAACGCGCCTCCGACGTATGGTGTGCCATACTTTTTCACCATATCTACGAACGGTTTCAGCACCGGCATTCGGGTCTGAATATCTTTCGGCTCCCAGACGATATAGCCATTAGGCTTGCCGAGTTCCGGGTTTATAGCAACCTGCAACACGGTCAACGGAATATCCCAGAACTTCACAACTTCCCGGACAAACCTGTAAGTCATCGGGTGCTCGCAGCCAGTGTCCATAAAAACGTAATGGACTGACTCTCCGGCTTTTCTTTTCTCTTCCATGAGGTGAACAAGGTAGGCCGATGTCCGGCCTCCTGAAAAGCTCACAACATGGTTCATAGAGGCTCCCGCTTATTCAACTCTTCAGCCAGTCGCTGCGCTTTAAATGGGTTCCTGACAGTAGAGAGGCCGGGATATACCCAGCCTCTTTGCATTACCGAGTAGACGAGAGTGATTTTGCCTACCCGGATATTGTCGTGTGCATGCTTCATGGAGCGATCTCCTTAAGCCGATAAATCACCCCACCGATACTTCCGCTACCCCATGGTTCTGCGACGAGATGGGGCATGACCTGCGATAACTGCGCAGCGCCAATAAACGTTTCCTGCATCTCAAGCGCAGGAGCCCATCCCTCGTAATAGGGTTCGTGGTAGTTGAGGGTGATGCCCCCGATATGCGCCAGCGCGCCACGGGTGGTTTGTGAGCGGTGAAATTCGGTGATGTGGTTGCGAGTGTCTTTGCGGAGGGTGGATAAAATCTGCTCTGGATTCATTCTCCCTCCGCTAAGCTGCCTGAGTCTTCAGCTCTTTACCGCGTGTTTTGTAAGTTTCAGTGGCGCGTTCTTCATGATCTTTCGATCCACCAAATCTCGGCCACGCCTCTTTGTAGGCGGCCTGAAGCTCTTTCACTGACTGGCAAAGAGCGGCTTTATCGGCAAACTCACGCAGCGCTTCTTCTGCCGACTGTGGCGAGACTTCATGCACCTCGTTATCTGCGTCTACTGCTGTTTGTTCAGTAGGAATACAGAAGGTCTGGAATGCGGCATATTTGTAGGCGATCGACATCGCTTTATTAGTTGCCTTATCGCCGCTGTCCATTGCTTCGCCGTAAGTGATCACCGTGTGCAGGCTGCCATCTTCAGTGCTCACAAAATCAAACTCAGCTCTGACGACAACATAAAACAGCACGCCGCCGCGCTGTGTGGTGCGCTCGGTAACGGTGCGCTCAGTGATTCTCGGCAGTATCACCAGTCCGTGCTTTGCCAGCATCGGCGCCAGGGCGTTATACACCTGGTCAATTCCACGAAAGGCGAACTGCTGTTGCTGATTGACGCGATCCTTGCTTATGCCGACAGTTGCCATTTCCTTGGCTACTGCACTGATGGCTGCATAAACTTTCTTTTCGCTCACTGGAAATCTCCTGCAAATTCCTGCCAGCTGATTGCTGGGTTTTCGCGCTCAGCAGCCAGGTTAACGGGTGGCTCACTGTCATCTGGTGGCGTTGCGATCACATCTCGCATCAGGCGCGCAAAGACTTCATCATCCCAACGTTCGACTGCGCTCATTTAGCCTGCTCCTTCATAGATATGCATTTGCGCTCGATAGCTGCGCTGCGGAGGTAGTAGGCCGCTTCGCGTCGCCAGCCGAGAAGACGCGACTCCCGGGCTTCGACAATGAGGGAACGGTGACTTGCCAGCATCGTTGGCTTTGTTCTTGGCAGTCGAGGCTGCTGAATTGGATGTTTCATAGGCACCTCAGTAGTGAATTTTTGCGGGCGGAACCAGACCGTCTTTCAGTGCCGTCAGCACTTCAATGGCCTGTTCGCGGGTAAGGGTGGTATTAGCCAGAAGGGCGTTAACGATTTCGGTACCGACAGTTTTGCGGTGCTTAACGTCGGCTTCGCGTTTCGCCGTTTCGTCTGCGATGCGTTGCTCTTCAGCCAGGCGGGCAGCTTCTTTGGCTTCGGCCTCACGCTTGATGCGATCGGCTTCCTCCTGTGCTTTGCGCTGTTCGGTGGCGATAGCGGCCTGCTTTTCACGCTCAGCGCGCAGGCGGGCCTCTTCGGCTTCACGTTGCGCACGCTGTTCGGCTTCAATGCGCTGGCGCTCGGCGGCTTCAGCGCGGGCTTTCACTTCAGCTTCCCGGCGGGCTGCCGCTTCAATCTCTGCACGGTGGCGCGCTTCTGCTTCGCGCTGAGCCTTCTCGGCGGCTTCGCGTTGCCGTTTCTCATCACGCTCCCGCTGTGCCTGTTCAGCCTGGCGGCGTTGCTCTTCGCGTTCGCGGTCAAATTTGTAATTTTCAAGCAAGGCTAATTCATGATCCGCTTCGAACCTGGCTGCGAGTTCCTGATCAAACCTGGCGTTCATCTCCAGCGCTTCGACGTGCATAGCGTTCATGGCTTCCTCTGCCTTGAGGCGCTCCTGCTCGGCTTCCCATTCGGTGAGTGGGCGGCGCACCTCATCTTTCAGGGCATCGAGACGCTCACGAACAACGCGGCGGCTTTCGTCGATCTGCTTCGGCAGCGCCTTAAGCTCAGCCACAAGGTCTTTGCCGGCGTTGTCGATGTACGTTTTCGAGCGCGCTACCTTGTGCGCCATAGAAGCGATTGCGTCGCGCCCCTTGCGAGTTGATACGTCTGGTACCAGGCTGCGAGCCTCTTTCTCGATTTGTTCAATAATCGGATCGAGCTGCTCCTTTGTGGTGAACACGGCCATCGCGTTCTGCTTTTCAATGACGACTAAATCCGTTACTTCGCTCATGACATCTCCTGAAATTTGGTTGTGCGTCGCCCGGCTGCGTGAAGCCAGCCAGTCGGTTGATAAAGGGGAATCAGTGGATCAGCGGTTCGCCGCGGCCATCGAGCAGCACGTCGATAACGCAGTCGTTAATGCGGAGGACTTCAGCGTCGGTGTGCAAGTAAACCCAGCAGCGCTGGTGAATGACCGCTGAAACTCGGTAGGTGCGGCCGCCGAAGATCGCCATCATGCCAGGCTTAAGACACTGGCGGATGAGTGGGGTAGTTCCGTAATGAGCGATCATCGCTTGACCCCCTCTACATGACCGAGTCCGGCAAGAATCATGTTCTTGCGGCTCATCGGAAAAGAATTTCGCGGGCAACCAACTTCAGACAGGCGCCATGTTTGACCATCGGCAAGCTTGCGTACTGAGTACTGCGTGCCTTTGTGAGTGACGATTTGCTGCATAATTTCCTCCCGGACTTTCCCGGCGTCAGAGCTATTAACCTTTGCGCATAAAAAAAGGCGGTGGATGGCCGCCTGTGGTTGTCATAACTAAGCCGCCTCGGTGAAGCGACTGAGGTATGAAAAAAGCCGCTGGTTAGGCGGCCTGTAATCTCTTTTCGCAATTGGCAATGCCAGCTTTCAGCGTTTCAATTTCGTCGCTGAAAATTGCTTGCGGGCATAACGATTGCAGGCCTTCAAATTCCTCTAAACGTTTTTTTGCCCATGGCAGCACCAAAGATTTTATGTTTGCGATGGTTGCCGGGTCAGGATTGAAATTTGAAAGGAGATGGATGTTTTCAGTTATGTACGACATGTCATTACCCTCTGTAGTTACCCGCTGATGCGGGAGAAATGCTTTGGTGATTGGATGTCCGACGATGCTCGCCGACTTTGCTGTATTTTCACCACCTGTCGTCGCCTAGGTGAGCCGTTACCTCTCCTACTAGCTGTTAGGCAGACTTCCAGCATTCATCCAATCCCAAAACATTCCGTTTTGTGCACCCGACATTGTCCGCCGCGCGCCCGGTATGCCATGACCCCTTAAGGTCTGGAGATAGCGGGGAACTGAGTTATGCGAATCTCTTCGCTCAACATCAGGTGCAATGAATAAGTTGTTAATGTGCAGGCTGACTCATGTCTGCCGCGGCTTAACTTCCTGTGGCCGCATCGCTGTGTTGTCGCGATGGGGTAACAATAGCTAAAGCGATTATTTGAGTCAATCGCCAAAACGATATTATCGATAGATAAAGTGATAATCACTTGAAAGGTAAGGCGATATTTTTTTGATTTAATTGCAAAAAAAGTGATGTGGATTGCATCTAAAGGCGAGAACTAAGAGAGGGGAGAGTTAGAGGCAATAAAAAACCCGCCGGAGCGGGTTATGCGAATCGCTTGTAGTCTACAGACTGCCTTAAGAGGACTTTGGCCATGACGTAAAACGTATCTTCGTCGCCAGGCTCAACGTACCATTTTTCATATATTGGGTTGTCAGAGATAACAGCAAGCCTGTCTCTCTGCATTTGAAGGCGTTTCACATGCAGTGTTTTTCCAAACACAAAAACATAGACGCCATCGCCGTCGAAATGTGTAACACCAGTATCTACGAAGATCTGATCGCCAGGTGAAATTGTGCCATCCATACTGTCGCCGTTCACGGTTATAACCTTAACGTGACTGGCGGGACGGTTGCCAAAGAGTGCGCGCGCCTGCTCATTGGTATATTCGATGGCGCGGATAGTTTCTATAAAATCGCTGGTTACAAGGGCGCCAGGCCCAGCACTGGCTTTAACGTCAAGTACATCCACACGATAAATCCCATCATTAGAGGGGTTAACTCTGTATAGCGCACTTGGCTCGCCAAGACCAGTTGCGAGCATTTCACCCTCGCCGGTAGACAGCCACTCAGGGCGCACACCCAATACAGAGGCTATTTCTACGGTCTTGCGGGAGCTATTGGCATTATTCAGGAGCTTGTTAACACTGGACTGCGCCATTCCTACGGCCTTTGCCAGCCCTCCTTGCGTATACCCAGCATGTGACATTGCCTGCGCCAAGCGCTCTGAGAATCCCATATCCACCTCTGTCATTAACTCCTTAAATCCTATCGCTATAGCGATTATTTGGCAAAACATCGCCTAGGCGATTGACTTTCGCTAAAGTGATATTCATAATCACTTAACACTGATAGCTGAGGTGATTATGAAAACCCCAACAGTACAAAAGAACTCTGCAGTAGAAAAAGCGATCGCCATCGCTGGCAGCCAGAAAGAACTGGCCAAGCGATGTGGGAAGGCGCAGTCGACCATTTGTGACTGGCTGAACGGCAAGAAACGCATCTCCCCAATTCACGTACCTGAGCTTGTAGCTGCCGTGGATGGAGAGATTCAGGCGCATGAGTTTCGTCCTGATCTGCCGTCTATTTTCCCACATCCCGATAACCACGCTGCCTGAGTGGCGGCTCTACTCATTAACAAACAGGAAGTATCGCAAATGGAAAGTTCAACAACACGCAACAAACTGGAGGCGCGGCGGATAGAGAGCTGGTTACACAGCCAGATCGCAGAACTGGGCGCGACTCGCATCGCAGAGCTGCTTGGCGTCAACAAATCGACCGTGAGTCGGTGGCGGGAGAACCTGGTGCCTAACATGTCGCTTTTGCTGGCAATCCTCATCTCTAACCGTGAAGGGGAAAAGGGGGATTTCGAGGCATGAGAGCTACAAAAATGGCGAAAGCCCCTCTGCTGCAACAGTTGGAGCTTTCAGGTGGAATTAACTGGATCAATTCACAGGAATAATTATGACAACGCTTTCTCAGATGTACAAGCAAAAGGACAAAAACGGTACAGGAACCACCGTTAAAAAGACCTTCATGGTGCCTTATGAGGAGCTCTATCTGGAGCCGGGCGACAACATGCGACCGCTGAATGAAGACTGGGCTCAGCATATGTGCGAGCTATGGAAATCAGGTGCAGACCTTCCGTCTTTGTCCGTTCAGGTTACCGAAAAAGGCGTGAAAATTATCGACGGTCAGCATCGCTTCGTTGGTGCTGGTTATGCCCGCGCTCAAGGCATAAGTATTCCACGTATTGAGTGCAAAGATTTCATCGGTACCGAACTGGAAAGATTGGCGCACCAGGCTGGGAGTAATGATGGTCTGTCTATTACGCCAATTCAGCGAGCCACTCAGTATAACCGAGCAAAAAACCTTGGGCATACAGCACAAGAAATTGCGACGGCTTTTCATCGGTCCGTTGCTGATGTTGAAAATCACCTCCAGCTTCTTTCATCAGGCGATGTGCTGATCAGCATGGTGGAGGCTGGCGAGGTTTCCGCCTCGACGGCTGTAGCCCTTTCTCGCGAGCATGGCCCTATGGCCGGGAGCATTGCTAAAGAGGGTCTGGCAAAGGCCAAAGCCGCCGGTAAGAACAAACTCACCCGTAGCGCTGCCATCCCTCAGCTATCCCCGGCACGCGCCCGTCGCCTCGCCGAGCTGCTGACAGATGCAGAATTCGAAAATAACCGCCTCACAGTGCCCGCTACGGCGCTCGACGAGGTTATGGCAATCATCTGTGAGCAAAAAGCTCTGCTGCGTGACAGCGGCTGGGAGGAAGCGTGAACACTGCAAAAATTCTCAACTTCCCCGGTAATGATCCGGGGCAACTCAGGAGCAACCGGATGGAGAACCAGAGAACCGGTTTCATCCCGTTGTACCGGAGTGTGCTTAAGCAATCCTGGTCGAAGGACGTATTCCTGCGCACATTGTGGGAAAACCTGCTGTTGTCTGCCGCCCGACAGCCTTACACAGCAAACTTCAAGGGGCGCCAATGGCCGCTGCTAACCGGACAACTGGTAACCACCTCAGCCGATCTAGGTCTGAGTTTATGCGACAGGGAAGGGAAGCCATGCAGTCGTCACGCCGTAGACAGGATGCTGGATGTTTTCGAGCGTGAAGGCATGATTTCTCGCTCAGGAGAGAAGAGAAAAGGCTCCGTGATAACCATCACAAATTATGCTGAATATGCTCAAAAAATGGACGATTCACCCGCGCATTATCCCGCGCATATCTCCGAGCTTAATGCCGAGCATGGCGAAGTCAGTAATGGCGCGGCTTCCGATGGTGGTGCCGCGCATAAGGCCGAGCATTTAGCCGAGCGTTTCCCCGAGAATCATGAACAACAAAGTAATAACAACAATAAAAACATTAAAAGATCTTCGTCGAAGAATTCTCGCGAATTCACCGACGACCGTCTGAATAAATTTTTATCTGCTCATCCTGAAGCGGTGATTTACACACCGACAGGTGCCAAGTGGGGAACCGCTGACGACCTGAGAGCCGCAGAGTGGATCGCCCTTCGCGTGAAGAAAATAAACCCGACCTGCAAAGAGCCTGACCTGAAAGCCTGGGCAAATGACGTTCGCCTGACTAACCAGATTGACGGGCGAACACACCGTGAAATTTGTGACCTGTACGACTGGGCCAGCAAGCACCACTTCTGGCAGACCAACATCCTCTGTCCCGCCAGCCTGCGCAAGCAGTGGGACAAGTTGACGATGCAGCGCGCTGCATCAGGTACCGAGGTTTCCGCCGCTGGCAAACCGAAAGTTGACCTGAACAACACTGACTGGATTCACGGGGTGACGTTATGAAAAGCCTTGCTGAGCAGATGCACAACTATGACCGCGAACAAATGCGCCGCGTCGCGCACAACCTGCCTGAACAGTACGACGATCAGCCAAGCATCGAACATGTGGCGCAGATCATCAACGGCGTTTTCACCCAACTTCTCGCCGCGTTCCCGGCGGCAATGGCCGGTCGTGATCAGGCGGAGATGAACGAGATTCGCCGCCAGTGGGTTATGGCTTTTCGCGAGAATGGCATCTCCACCATGGATCAGGTAGCTGCCGGTATGCGTGTTGCCCGCCGCCAGGCAAAACCATTCCTTCCGTCTCCGGGGCAATTCGTGGCCTGGTGCAAGGAAGAGGCGCGGGCTTTCGGCATTACCGCTGACGACGTGATGACCGAATTCTGGAAGTGGCGAAAGATGGTTTTTCAATACCCAAGCAGTGAGCAGTACCCATGGCCGCAGCCGGTTCTCTATCACATCTGCCTGGAGCTTCGCCGCCGCAGCACTGACGGCCAGTTAAGCCAGAAAGAGCTGCAAAACGCCGCAGTTGATGTGCTGGCCTACTGGGAAAAACGAGCCGCTGAGGGGCACCCTGTGCCACCTGTACGTCGCGCCCTGCAGGCGCCGAAGGCAGAGCAAGGCCCGACTCCCGCGCAGTTACTAAAAGCGCGCTACGAACGCATGAAGAATAATGGGAAGGTGTGAGATGACAGGCAAAGAAGCGATTTTTGAATACCTGAAAACCCATAAGACGTTCTGCTCGGCTGATGTGTCTGCCTTCAGCGGTGTATCGCATACCGGTATCAACCAAGCAGCAAGCGATCTGGCTCGAAAGGGGATTCTGGTAGTCGACGGTAAGGTCTGGCGCACCGTGTATTACCGCATGGTCACCGAGGATGAGAAAGAGGGACGCAGAAGCACCAACCGGATTTTTCAGGAGTGTCGCAACAGCGAGGCGATGAAACGGGTACTGGCGGTTTACGGGAGAACTCAGGCATGAACAAACCATCGATCGAAGAGTTAGAATCGCAGGTTAAGCAGCTGACCGATGCCAACCAACAATTGCGAGATGAAACGCTGAAGTCGACCAGCGCGCTTTACGATGTGGTGGCTGAGAATGTCGGTATGAATTCATTTGTCGAAGCGATGCTCGCTATAGCATGGCAAGGAAGCTCTGCCGATGGTTCAGACATTCAGGAATTAGCGCTGAAGTGTGGTCTCATTCGTCAGGAGGTGTACTGCGCCGACAAGCACGAAAATATGGTAGATGACCCAGGCAATTTCGAAGATGGCGATGCTCTTTACTTCCGCGTAGAAACCCCCGCCACCGACGCATACACCGCCTCCCTGCGCGCAGAAGGGGTGGAGATGGCAATGGAAGCAGCGAAGCCGGAAGTGGCTAACGAGTTCCAGCGCGAGACTTTTGATCAATGCGTGACAGCCGCTGTGAAATACCCTCAAAGCGATCTGGCTGGCAAGGTTGAAATGGTCGCTTGGCTTGAATTGTTCGCCGCCCAGCTCCGCAGCAAATCGGAGGTGCAGTCGTGAGCAAATCATTAAAAGCACGTTGCATTCGCCGTTGGGAAGTTGAGTTCAAAGGTCTCTGCGATTCGAAAATAAGTCCTTGGTGGCGCAAGCGCCATCTGCGCGGTTATATCCGTGATGCCGCTCTCACTACCGCAGACTTCATGGTTGAGCGCATGGCTGAAGATAACGCCAGGGTAGATTTTTGCGGGCATACATACGGCTGGTCACCGGAATTTGGAGCCTGGTATTACGCGCGTCGAGAGCAGTATCGCAAAGAGGCTTTGGCCTATCTCAATGATGATGCCAGCAACGAAGAAATCGACGAAATGATTCAGAACGAACTGGTGGTTTAAATAGTCTGGCTCTAATCATTTTTGGGTGGAAACTATAGCAAAGCAGCTTGGCTACCGCTTTGCTATTTTTTTAAAGATGTGAATGCTATTTTTCTTGTCTGTTTTTAAAATAATTTTTGATTTCTGTTAATTCAACTCTATTAATAAACTGTGTGCTGAGATGGGACTTATATTTCCATTCTCCGTCATTAATGCTGGAAATCTTATCCAAAGCTTCAGCTGTTGTGCATACATCCAGGCCGTTACTGGATCTGATGAATATATTAGGAAAGCACTCCTTCAAATCTGAAAAAACTTTTTCAAAATAATCAACCTTCTTGGATTTTTCTGCTAACTCACTCTCAAATGATCGTTGTTTATTAATTGAGTTCTCATGACGGAGCTTAATTTCTTGATTCGTAAGTTTTAATCCATTTATTTCTTCAGAGTATGATTTATTTTGATCTTCTTTGTTTGCAATTTCCTTGTGCAGTTTATCAATGAGTTCTCTGTCTGCTTTCTGTGAATTGATTAATGTATCTCTGGATACTGTTAATTCATTAATTGAGTTTTTATTATCGTCTATTTCAATTTCTAAAGTGTTAATTTTATATTGCAGTGCCTCGTTTTGCTCTATAGTTAATTCTATGTTTCTCTCGATCTCTTTTTCAACTTTGGTTTTTGCTAGCTCTTTTTTTGCTTCTATTTCAGCCAGCTCCAATTGCTGCCCGCCCACAGATATTTTGTCTTTCAGTTGCATCTTTAATGTTTCTGAGTTAGGCTCTCCTTGTAACTTTGTTATCCATTTATTTGCATGGGGAAGGATGTAGCAAATAAGTAATGTGGTTATTAATGGCAGGATGATAAAAGAACAATATCCAAAATTACCATTAATGAATTCAATGTTATCTTCAATGCTTTTTTTGCTCATTATTAAAATGGCAGGTACTTTCCAGTTAAATGATAACCAAGAAAAAACAAACGCACCTAAAATTGGGCTTTTAATTCTTTCAATAGATGCCTGTCTGAAGGCTGAAAAGATATCACGAAAAAAATCAAGCATAGTAGTACCCGAAGTTAAGTTTTATAAGATTTTACATGTAATTACTTCTTTAGTCACTATGGCCGTTGACTTTCCTAAATTGAGGAAGAATATCTAGCGAATGCTAGTTTAATGTTAATTATCAATAGGTTAAAGTTAAACCGTATTGGTTTGAGCCGCTACTGAAATTTTGCGTTTCAGAGGTTACATCGAAGGATACAACCAAATAATCAGACATTACACCCACTTCTTAGATACTGATGTCTAGCTCAAGTTTTCTATATTTCTAGATTTCCGTTAAAGAAGCCACATGATCTTATGATAGAGCCTGTGCCGTTGGAGCACTATGTGCAATGTTATCCGTTCGAAACTGTGATTTTGTCCTGCTGATGGCTAGCGCGCTCAATGAGTTGGGGTGGCTGCCTTGGCATACAAGTTCTGCTATAAATGCTACTTACTAAACAGGAGGCTTTATGATCATCGAGCTTATGGATTTAGATGGCGAAAAAATTTTCATTAATGTGGACCACATCATCCGTTTCAGCGCTAGCATCGGCTATACCTCAATTATAACAACAGAAGGCCAGTGTATTAATGTAAAGCAGAGCCCAGAATCAATAGCACACAAAATCAATAACTGGGGTAAATGAGCTTGTCGGCTTTGATTTTCCATAATCAACCCGCCATAATATCAGTGCCGCCGGATTGAGCCCCGGCGGTACCTTTGCGCTAACGGGGACGTTATGCGCACACACAACGAGCAAATCACCTTTTCACAGATGCAGAAATGCACCTGCGATTTTCTGCATTCTGCGGTTTACCTCTCCGGAGGTGAAGCGTGAAACAGCAATTCCACCTCGTCAACGACGCCATCAAGCAAAACGCAATCAGCTATATCCGCGACCTGCCGGTAGACCACAAGCGCCCTCTGGTGCTGGACATCAAAGAGCCCACCCGCACTATCGAGCAAAACAAAAAAATGTGGCCGCTCCTGAAAGACCTGTCAGATCAGGTTATTTGGTTTGGCAACAAATACGACTCCGACGACTGGAAAGACCTCATCACCGCCCTGGTGGCTAAGTCGAAAAAGCAGGAGCAGCGTATGGCCCCCGGTCTGGACGGCGGCGTTGTGATGTTCGGTCAGCGAACCAGCAAGATGAACGTTCGGCAGATGGTCGAAGTCATCGAGGCTATCTACTGGTTCGGCACGCAGCAGGGCGTTCAGTTTAGTGAGAAATCACGCCTCGAAATCGAGTGGGCCAAGCGCTGGGGAGAGGAGCATGCATAGTCCTCTCGCTAAAGTCATTGAACGCGCAATCTTCCGCATGCCCGCGCGCCGCCGCAAGGCTGCTCCGGCACCTTCCGAAATCCCAACCCTCAAGGGCTACACCGCCCGTCTCGTCGATCAGAAGTGGCTGCGCCTGGCAGCGAGGAGAAAACATGCATAACTTACCTCGCCGCAAGTGCAAGGTTTGCAACGAATGGTACATTCCAGCCTACGCCAATATTCGCTGGTGCTGCCCGGAGCATGGCGCAATCTACGCTATGGAGCTGCGCGCTAAAGAGAAGGTGAAAGCCGAGGCGAAACGCATCAAGGCTAAATACGAAGCTGAGAAAGCCGATCGCAAACGTCTGGCAGAGAAAAAGCAGCAGGTTAAGCCGCTCATCTACTTCATCAAGCAGGCGCAGCAGGCTTTCAACGAGTTCATTCGTTACCGTGACCGCGAAGAGGCATGCATCAGCTGCGGCCGTCACCATGAAGGCCAGTATCACGCCGGACACTTCCGCACGACTGGCGGCAACCCCGAGTTGCGGTTCAACGAAGACAACTGTCATCGTCAGTGTGCCCCCTGCAACAACCACCTATCAGGAAACCTGATCGCATACCGCCCGGCACTGATCGCCAAAATCGGCCAGGCGCGCTTTGATGCTCTGATGGGACCGCATGAAATGCCGAAATGGAAGCGCGAGGACTACATCCGCATTCGCGACGAGTACCGGGCAAAGCTCAAGGCAATGAAGCAGGAGGACGCAGCGTGAGCAGAGAATCATTCGATAACTATGAACGCGATAGCCTGCTGCGTGCCGACGGCGAGTACCGGCACCCACGCGGCAAGCCGGGCGACAACACGGCACAGAGCATCATCCGCAACAGTGAGCGCCGCAAGGCGAAGTCCAAACAGCCAGCAGGAGCAGCAGCATGAACCATCAATATTTGCAGTACGTGCGTGAACAGCTCATGGTGGCAACCGCCGATCTGAGCGGGGCGACAAAAGGGCAGCTGGTCGCTTTCGCAGAGAACGCACAATTCACAGCAACGGCTCGTAGCCGCGGGCGTAAGAAAATCACCGACCCGGCAACCGGGCGCATGGTTAACCCGTCCAGCCCGCCGATCCCCGGCCAGCAGTCCCGTGCTAAAGGTTCATCTATTGCCCTGGTCAGCCCGGTTGAGTTCGGCACGGCCTCATGGCGGCGCGCGCTTATGTCGCTCAATGAGCACCAGATGGCCTGGCTGATGTGGAGCTACAGCGAAAACCTCCGGTTCGAATACCAGGTGGCGATCACTCAGTGGGCATGGGATGAGTTCAAAGCGCAGCTCGGCGCGCGCAAGGTTGCTGGTAAGACAATGAACCGGTTACAGGCGCTTATCTGGCTGGCGGCGCAGGACGTTAAAGCAGAGCTGGCAGGGCGAGAAGTTTATCAGCAGCAAGATCTGGCCGCGCTGTGTGGCGTTAAGCCGGACAACTGGAGCCACAACTATGCTGATTACTGGCGCGCCATGTGCACCATCTTTAAGCGCCTTGACGGCGATTCTCTGTTGAATGCTGTGAGAACACGATCACAACAAAAGTCGGCTTTTTCGCAGCAAGGTATTGCAAAAGTCAATTAATTGGGCCATATTTGAGTCTACTTTGATATGCTGCCAAAAATATATCGGCGGCAAGAAGAGAAAGACTAGCATTAAGCAAAAAATAAGCCTCAGCATCCCGCTGGGGCTTTTTCGTTTCAGGGCCGGAAGCTCATTTGGTATGAGCGGTCCCCTCATAAGGGAAGGGTAGACAGGTTCGAATCCTTCACGGCCCACCAAATTTGCCTGTAGCTCAGTGGAAAGAGCATATGCTTTCTAAGCAGTCGATCGCTGGTTCGAATCCAGCCAGGCGAGCAGATTTAGCCACGACGCCGGGCGAGCGCCGGTCTCCAAAACCGAGTGAAGAAGGTTCGACTCCTTCCGGGGCTGCCAATAGCTAAACACGCTGTCATAGTGGCGGCGTTATCCAGCGCATATGGTGCATAGCTGAATCGCGATCAGGCTATGTCGTTAGCTCCACGAAACGGAGCACACAACAGGAAAGAGCATTAGGCAGACGGCAGATCATATTTTCTGACTAGCAACCGTGAAAGGCCGATGTGAGATGTGACGACGCTCGTCAGTGCTCTGTCCGTTGTGGTGAATGCGCAGGCTGATGCGCTAGAGACGGCACCCCCTTAATGAGGACTGCGCTATCTCTGGAGAAAAGTCTTGGGGCACACGATGCCAGAGAAAGCCGGAGATCAGCACCGGCCACCACAACACAAATGCTATGGCTAGACCAAAAATTCAAAAAACAGTATTGTCGTCACTCTGCATTTGAATTGACGATAAGCTGGGCGAGCACAATGAGGATAAAGTTTTCTGGCGGTCCAAGAGATGGAGAGCATCTACAAGATTTTGGTAAATCTGCGCCAAATTATTTCTCGGTTATGAAGCTTGAGGTTTTCTATCAAAAAAGCGACGGGGTGGTAAATCATAAAACGGTTCGCCATTCATACAGGCTTCAAGGCAACAAATACGTATATGAAGGTAAAAAGGATGCTTAAGCATCCTTTTTTATTGCACGACATTTCTGAAAGCGCCCTACCCAAACACCAGAACAACTCAGATGCCCTCTAACATTCGTGGTTACGGGTAGGGCGTTTTACACATATGAAAACCCAGCGTAGTGGCTGGGTTTCGTGAATATGGGTGGCAAGAGACTGCGCTAACAGCCTCCTGCCTGATTTGCTCATGCCGTTAGATCACGAACAAACCACGTTACCGAAAAACCGTATCCTGGATTTGTTCTCTGATAAATCGACCTTTTCCTAATTGAACAAATCCCCATCGTCGGGGGTAGAGCATGTTCCGCATGAATACAAGCAACGGATTCTGGTCCTATTTCTGGTCAGGTCTAACGGGATTTTTCGCCATGTTGACTCTTCAGGATGTCCTTTTTGCCCTGGGATTTGCCATTACGGCGACATTCACCTGGCTGACATACAGATCAAACGATCGAAAGAACAAAGCAGCGATAGAGGAAGATCGCAAGCGCACCGATATCCTCAAAGCTGCATACGCGAGGGGTGACGTGTCGAACATCCCGGAAGCCGTGAAGATAGTGGAAAGTATCGACTCGCAGCTTCAGCCTCAGGACCCATTAAATGGCAATTCCCTCAAAACTTCGTAGCGCTCTCATCTCCGCATCGGTAGCCGGCGCTGTATCAATTGCTGGCGTTCTGATTCAGGACAGAGAGGGAGTGAAATACAAAGCTTACCTCGACCCTGTCGGCATCCCTACAGTATGTGCAGGTGTGACAGGCTCTGACGTGGTGATGGGTAAAACCTATACCAAACAGGAATGCGATGCGCTGCTGTACAAGCACATGCAACCAGCTATCAAGGCCGTAAACGAATCGGTCAAGGTAAGCCTCAACGATTACCAGAAAGCCGCCCTGTATTCGTTTACCTACAACGTTGGGGTGAGCGCTTTCAAATCCTCGAGGCTGTTGAAAAATCTGAATGCTAAAGACACGAAAGGCGCATGCGATGAACTTCGGCGCTGGACATATGCGGGCGGCAAGCAGTGGAAAGGATTGATTGAGCGCCGCGAGGTAGAGCGTGAGCTTTGCAAATGGAGCCAGAAATGAGCCGGTTAATAGCAATCGTAGCTACGGTCATCATTCTGCTGTTTGCATCACTGCTTTGGGCAGCCAATCATTACCGCGACAACGCTATCGCATTCAAATACCAGCGTAATAAAGCCACCCGCGACCTGAAGCTGGCGAAAGAAACAATCGCTGATATGCAGACGCGCCAAAGAGAGGTTGCAGCCCTTGATGCTAAATACACAGTTGCACTTGCTGATGCGAAAGAAACCATTGAGCGTTTGCGTAGCGATGTCGCTTCTGGCGCTAAACGGCTGCGCGTCGCCGCAAATTGCCCAGTCGGAGCCTCCGGCACCGGCGGCCTGGGCGATGCTTCCATCCCCCGACTTACTGACTCTGCTCAACGGGATTATTTCACCCTCAGAGAGCGAATCGAAACAGTGACCAAGCAGGTCGGCTACCTGCAAGACTTCATCAAACAGCAGTGCCTTAAACAGACCGACGCATTATAATGCGCCATTGGTATTAATTTTCAGGGAAGAATGGGTAATGTTTGGCTACTTTCGTACGTTAAGAGATGCTTTCAACTGGCAGAGAAAACTAGGCCTAAAACAGCTGATGCTCTTTGCTCTTTATAACGTCCTCGCATACATATTTCTGGTTGGCTTGTATCTGGTAGGATTCAGTCTCGCTGCCGCCTTATATGCGCCCTTGAGAGACTCTCTAACGGTTGACTCAATAGGCGAAATTACAGCTAGCGTGCTTCTGGCATTAAAGATTATTTTGTCGATTCCAGTCATCCTGCATGTTATCAAAAGCATTGTCCGGGGTATTGCCACACGCATTCACTGAGTGGCGGTGATGCTGCTGGGCATCGACTGACGAGCGTCACCTTCTTGATGCGGTTTTTTTCACCATCAAAGAGCAAATGGCCACAGTGACAATGCTGGTGAGACATTTGCAGTAATACATCAATAGGCAATCCCTGTAGTAGCTTGTTATAGCGCAAGGATTTTTGAAAGCGCAGCTTCAGCCTCATTGAGAGACAGCCCACCGTTTATATTGGCCGGGAAAACTTTCCCGCTTCCTGATAGCACCCATACTCCTTTGTGAGAATGATGGCGCGACAACTCCTGGCCTTCAACTACCCCAACGTCTCTGTCAACAACGCAAATGCTGTAGCCGTTGACACTTTGAATAATCAAGGCCCACTGCGGTCGAGAGGTGATTGCTATTCGTCTGATGACAATCGCGGTTTCCATGCTGCTTTCATATTTGGTATGGGGCTGAAAATAATAGCGAAAATCCTAAAGCCAATACATAGGAAAAAGAGCATTTATGGCTGACATCTACGAAATCACCATCACCACTCAGGACGGCGAAGAGTACGCCGGAAAGATGACGCGCCGTCAGCCTGAATTGGTAAACGGCTTTGTTGCTCTTGCGCAGGAAAGTGGTGAGTGGCTTTACTTCGCTCCGGGAGACGTTAAGCGCTTCCGGTTCACGCCTGTTAATGCCGAGGAAAAGCCTGATGGCAACGTGCAATCTGACGATTCAAGTGAAAGTGAAGTGGTGGCTTCCGGTGTATCTGAGGACGCTGGCTCTGATGTGTCTGATGATGCGGTGCGAACCTGATTACGAAAAGGTGCGTGCGTTCATTGTTAAGCGTGGCATCAGCCAGAAGTTGATGGCGACGGCAGTAAAAAGTAAACGAGAGTAACACATGGCAAGCGACGAAGAGAAAAGGCCACTGCCGAGTTCAGCATTCGTTGAAGAGTTCGCGCCATATACAAGACTGATTCCAGCTGATGGCGTGTGGCAGTGGGTGCAGTCGAGCATTATTGCCGAATCAGGCCACCTGCATAACCCCGACCATATTCATCTGGCAGATGCTGATATTGGCTTCCTTTGGGCTGCTAATGCTTTCTCAAAGAAAGGGCGCACTGTTCTCGGTCAGGCTGAAGAAGTTATGTTCCGCGCCGGCGGGTGGCAAAAAGCCCGCATGGAGCAGCAGATGTATGAATGGTTTGGGCATAAGCCGGATTACATCATTACCCTTGCTGGCGACTTCTGCCTTCAGTGCTCTGATATTGAATTCTGCGCACTGATTGAGCATGAGCTTTACCACATCGCCCAAGAGGTTGATGAGTTCGGTGCTCCCAAGTTCTACAGAGACAGTGGTTTGCCAAAACTTTGCATGCGTGGTCATGACGTCGAAGAGTTTATCGGCGTGGTTCGCAGATACGGCGCAAGCTCTGATGTGCAGGAATTGGTAGACGCTGCAAACAACCCCGCCGAAGTGGCGAAAATTAACATAGCCAGGGCATGCGGCACATGTCTCATGAAGCTGGCTTAATCTGGACTGCATGAGACGATTGGTGATTTATGGCAGCACTTAAACCTGACGTGAAAGCTTTCATCGTTCAGGCTCTCGCCTGCTTTGACACTCCGTCTCAGGTTGTAGAGTCTGTCCAGAAGGAATTTGGCATCTCAATAACCCGGCAGCAGGTCGAATCGCACGACCCGACAAAGGCAAGCGGTAAAGGCCTGGCTCAGAAGTGGGTTGATCTATTCCACGACACCCGTAAGCGTTTCCAGACCGAACTGAGCGACATACCGATCGCCAACAAGGCTTATCGTCTCCGCGCTTTAGACCGGATGATGACTAAAGCCGAAAGCATGAGAAACATGGCGCTTGCAGCATCTCTGATGGAGCAGGCGGCCAAAGAGTGCGGTGATGCATACACCAATAAGCAGAAGCTTGAACACTCAGGCGGCCTTGCCGTGAGCTCAGTTGCTTCTGTCATGGACGAAATAGGAGATGATGACCTGTAAGGAGTCGCTGTGTTAACTGAAAAGCAGAAAGCTCTCCTGAAAAACAGGTTTTGGCGTCTCAACCACCTCTACAAAATTAAAGATAAAAATGGTCAGTGTGTAACGTTCAAGATGACTCCAGAGCAACTGGAGTATTTCGACGGGATGCACGACCGTAACGTGATACTCAAAGCGCGCCAGCTGGGATTCACCACTGAGATGTGCATCATTCAGCTTGATCTGGCGATCTTCCACAAAAAAGAATGCGCTCTGATCGCTCACTCCCTTCCGGACTCAGAAAGGCTGTTCCGAAACAAAACGCAATTTGCCTATCAGCGAATGCCTGACGATATCAAGCTGGCTAACCCGCTTGTTAAAGAGACAACCAGTGAGTATGTATTCGCGAAAGGTGGGAGCGTAACGGTATCAACCTCATTCCGAGGCGGAACGCTGTACAGCCTGCATGTCTCTGAGTTCGGTAAGATCTGCGCCAAATGGCCGGACAAAGCGAAAGAGATCGTGACCGGCGCATTTGAGGCTGTCCCACTTGGCGGGAAGATCACCCTCGAAAGCACAGCTGAAGGCCGGGCGGGGTATTTCTACGACTATTGCAGTGAAGCTGAGAAAGCGATGCTACAGGGTAAGGCGCTTTCCAACCTTGACTGGAAGTTCTTCTTCTTCTCCTGGTGGAAAAATCCGCAGTATGCAATCGACCCGGTTGAGCCGCTGCCAGCGCGCCTGGTTGAATACTTCGCTGAGATGGAGGCGAAGCACGGTGTTGTACTGAATGAGCGTCAGAAAGCCTGGTATCACGCCAAAGAGAAAACTCTCGGCGATGATATGAAGCGCGAGTATCCGACCATTCCGGCGGAGGCTTTTCAGCAGTCTGTCGAGGGCGCGTATTACGCCAAACAGTTCCGCTGGCTCTACACCAACAAGCGAATCGGGCAAATCCCTGACAACTCACATCTCCCTGTTCATACGTTCTGGGATATCGGCGTGGGCGACTCGACGGCGATCTGGTTCGTTCGTGAGGTCGGTACCGAATTCCATGTTATCGACTACTACGAAAACTCAGGTGAGGGGCTGCGGCACTATATGAAGGTGCTGAAAGACCGCGGCTATGAGTACGGCGAGCACTGGGGCCCACACGATATAGAAAACCGCGAGTTCGGCGCAGACGCGAAGTCACGCAAAGAGCTGGCGCAAGAGGGCTACGAGATTGACGGCCAGATGTACTCCATGACTTTCAATGTTGTGCCGAAGGCAGGCGTCGACACCGGCATCGAGTCGGTGCGTGAGATTCTCCCGTCATGCGTTTTCGATGAAGAGAAGTGCGCCGAAGGCATCTCTCACCTCGAAGGTTATCGCAAGGAGTGGGACGACAAGCGCGGCTGCTGGAAAGATAAACCTCTTCACGATTTCACCTCTCACGGCGCTGACGGCTTCCGTTACTTTGCTGTAGCGAAGAACAACCGCAAGCAGGTCGGCGCAGTATTCTTCTAAGGAGCTCATCAGTGAGTGAATTAAGCACCGGGGAGCAGTTCCTCGTTAATGCCCTTGCTGATGCTATCGGGCGGCAGCGCATGCTGTACGCAGGACAGCCGGGGAATACCAAACGCACGAAGCTGTGGGATGAGTTTGGCTACCCGGACAGCCTTGAGTTCGATCGCTACTATCGCGCCTATGAGCGTAACGCTGTGGCCTATGCTGCGGTGCACAAGTTGCTCGAATCCTGCTGGATGGATAACCCGACCATCATCGACGGCGAGGAAGCCAAAGAGGCGACCAAAACAACCGAATGGGAAAAGTCAGTCACGAAATTGATGAAGAAGCACTGGCCGAAAATCAAGGATGCGGATCGTCGTAACCTTGTTGGCCGTTATTCGGCTTTGCTCATTCAGTTTCGTGATGGCAGAGAGTGGAATCAGCCTGTGGATCGGGCTGTTGTTGGCAGGCTGAAAGACAAAGCCATTGTTAAGCTTATTCCCGCCTGGGAGTCTCAGGTCAAGCCGGGAAACTTCGACACCGACACGCTTTCCGAAACCTACGGACAGCCTGTTTCGTACAACTTCAACGAGCAGCCGGTTGGCGATGACGGCACCTACGGGCCGGTGCGCGGCGTTACCGTTCATCCGGAACGCATCATCATCCTGTGTGAGGGTGCCGAGGATGACAACATCCTGTCCGGCGTTCCTTTCCTACGCGCGGGTTATAACAAACTTCTCGACCTTGAGAAGGTTTCCGGCGGCAGCGCCGAGGGCTTTCTGAAGAATGCCAGTCGCCAGATTGGCATAGCCTTCGATAAAGAAACGGATATGAAGGCAATCCAGGCGCAAGCAGAAAAGGCAGGTTTTAAGGATGTTGGTGAGGCACTGAATGAAAAGATGTCTCGGTTTAACAAAGGTACAGATGCAGCGGTTGCTTTACAGGCTGGTCAGTTATCGGTGTTATCAGTAGCAGCCGCAGACCCCAAACCAACATGGGAAGTCACGGCCAATGAGTTCGCCGCATCAATCCAGTGCCCGTTCACTATTCAGTTCGGCCAGCAGACGGGACGTCTAGCCTCCGATGAGGATAAAACAGACTGGGCTAAGCGCTGCAACGGTCGCCGCTGGGGATTTCAGTCGTCAGTGGTTGAAAGAGTCCTTGAGCGCTTCTGGACGGTAGGTGTTATTGATCCTCCTTCATCGGGCGAGATTACGCTGGCATGGTCTGATCTTCTCGCCCCGAGCGAGAAAGAGAAGATTGCCAATATGCAGGCTCTCGCTACCGTTGCGAAAGATACCCAGCAGGCATTCGGAACGCCATCTGTCGAACCTAATGAGGTGCGCGCTGCTGGCGAGCTTGAGCCGCTGAAGGATGTTGAAACGCCAGACCCAAACGCAAAGGTGACTACCGTTGATCCTCTCAACCCAGCAGAAGAGAATCGGGACGCCGATCGTACCGCGCAACAAGTCTGACCCGACGCAATCTGCCCGACAGGTTAGCCGGATGTTCAGGGATATCGAAGAGCGGTATCTGACCATCAAGCGCCAGCTTAAAGAGGTATTCGATCAGCGTCTGACAGGACGGCAACGCGAGGCCAATGGCAAAAAGTCATGGATGTTGTGCAACAACGAGGGTGCCGAACCCTCTCTTTACCAGGTGAATGCCGGCACGTACATCTATGACATGTCGGCGGCGCAACTCGCTGACCTTTTCCAGATAGTGCAGGCGATACTTGATGGCTCTCTGCTTGATGGCGGGAGCCAGAACCTTTGGGCGCTTGGTTATGTCGCCGCAGAGTATGAGCGCGGCACGCTTAACGCATTCACCAACCTGTCCGTGCAGTCCCCGGCGTACGCCAGCCAGACAACACTGCCTCAACTGCTGTCGAGCCCGGCCTATCAGAACCAGATAGCAGCCGCTTACGTCTCAACCTACAGCGACTGGAAAGGCATCAGCGACACCGCTCGCGCCGACCTCGCTAACGTAATAGCCGATTCGATAGGCCGTGGCGTTAACCCAAGAGAGACCGCTCAGATCGTCAGCAAGCGCCTCGATGTCAGCATGGCAAAGGCGAAGAACATCGCTCAGACCGAGCAAGTAGGCGCGCTGCGTGAGGCTCAGTGGAATGAGACCGAGTGGACTCAGGAGCGCCTGGGGCTCAAGACAGCGATATTGTGGATTTCCGCTCTCAATCCAACAACAAGAGCAACGCACGCGGCACGGCACGGGAAAACTTTCTCGCCCCAGGAGGTGAGGGATTTCTATGGCAGAGACGGCAACAGATATCACTGCTATTGCGGAAACATACCGTGCCTTCTCAACGACGACGGTAGCATAGCCAATAACGGCCTGACTGAAAGAATGGCAAAAGAGCGCCAGCAGTGGACCGCTAAGGAGGCCGCGTGATTTACCCATGCGATGCTGCCAATGCAGTTCGTATTTTGAGCACCCACTACTCATTTGCGAAAACCCTTTCAGATCCAAAAGAAAGCATTAAGGCAATTACTCAGGGCTTGATAGCCCATGACAGAATGCTTGCTGATTGGGACGTAGACAGGATAAGCGCAGACTATCGCCGAAGAGTAAAACCGAAATCACACCAATGAGGACCCAGCATGAAACGCAATCGCGTCAACGTGCTGACCGTCGTCAACTCCGCTTCAAATATCACCACTGAAACCATCGACGGCAAGCCACATATCGTGGTTCGCGGCATCACGCCTGTCGTGGACGATATTGTGATGAACCGGAAGTTGTACCCGGCAGCCGAAATCGAAAAGGCCTACAACACGCTTGAGCGTAACCCGATGCCGCTGGGCCACCCGAAAGTGGACGGCAAGCATGTTTCGGCGCGCGATGTCCGGGCGGTAAACAACTACCACGTCGGTGCCTGGTTGCAGAACGTCAGCCATAAGGACGGCAAGGTCAGCGGCGATATGTACGTTGACCGCCAGTACGCCGAATCCAGCGAGAAGGGCAAACGTCTGATCAACCGTCTGGATGAGATGGTTGCCGGTAGCAACTCGGAACCGATCCACATTTCGACCGGGCTGCTCTATTCGGGCATCACTGCCAATGGTGAATCGAAGGGCAAGAAGTATACCGAAATCGCCACCAACATGATGTTTGACCATGTCGCTGTGCTGCTGGACGAGCCCGGCGCGGGGACGCCTGAAGAGGGCGTGGGCATCTTCGTTAATGCCGAGGGTGATGAGCAAGAGATTGAGGTAGCTCACCTCTCTGACGCTGCTGACTGCACCCGGGAAGGCCTGCTGAATAAGACAAAGTTCTTCTTCACCAACGCGTCCAACTTCTCCTTCGACGATATTCAGCGAGCCATCAGCGACAAGCTTCGCGATGGCCGCTCCAAAGATTCCTTCCTCTGGCCTGAATCAGTGTGGCCGGACACCTTCATCTATCGCGATGAAGCGAAATATTTCAAACAGAAGTACCTCATCGATGAGGGCGGCAAGGCCGTGTTCGTCGGCGAACCTGTAGAAGTCGTGCGCAAACCCACTGAGTACGAAATTAAAACCAACGGAGAGAACGATCCGATGAAAGAGCTGATTATCAATGCGCTGCAAGCCGCTGGTAAGCCGACTGAAGGCAAGTCCGACGCCGAGCTGATGGACGCATACAACCAGATGAAGGCCGAAGAAGCCACCGCCAAGAAAAAAGGCGATGAAGAAATCGACCCGGAAACCGGAAAGCCCAAGAAAAAAGAGCAGGCCACCAATAACGAAGAGATGCCAGCGTGGGCTCAGAAACTCGCCAATCGCGTGGACGTCGTTTTCAACAGCCTGAACGCTAACGCCGACAAAGAGAAAGGCGAAAAGCGCGCGGCTGTGAAGCTGGCGATGAACATGAGTGATGAAGAAGTCGCAGATCTGGATGGTAAGGCGCTCGACGCGATGTATGCAAAGTGCCAGACCTCTTTCGGCCTGAACGGTGCATTCCGCCACCAGGCTACCAACACTCAATCTGTCAGCGAAATGCCGGAGTAAATAATGGCTAAAGATGGAAAGCATGTGATCCACGCGGGCGGGGTATTCCCTAATCCGCTTCTCAACCGTGAGGGCGGCGCTGCTGCCTCAACTCTGCCGGGCACTGTCGGCTTCTTCAGCACCGCTGACAAGTTCACCGCGTCGGTAGCCGGTGCTGAAAGCGCTATCAAGTACGTGGCTAACAAAGACTACCTCCGCTGCCTGAGCGTTGACGATGCTATCGCGGCTAATGAGCTGGTGATCGGTATTCACCCGCTGCCGGGTATGTTCCTCAATGTGCGCGCGGCGGCAGGCACCTACACCAAAGGCCAGCCGGTTGCTGTCGCTAATGGTCGCGTTACCGCTGTAACTGCGGATGCCGCGGTTTTCGCTTATGTCGAAGAAGATAAAGCCGTCACTGCGGTGGCCGGCGATCTGATTCGCATTGTGTTCAAGTAAGGAGCACTGAATGTTTGTATTCTCGAAGTCTATCGGCGAAAAGACCGGTAATTTAGCAATTAACCAGGCTCAGTGGCGCGCCTTGGAAGCTGAGCGCAATGCCAGTTCGCAAGCCGCAGCTGATTTCCTCGCACGTACACAATTCCGTGGTGCCGCAGAAGATGCGCCGTACCTTGATGCGGCTAACGCCGTTGACGATATCCGCCGCCTGTACCGCGCTTTCGATACCACCGTCCTGCAGCAGTTTGAACCGAGTACTGAGTTCACATTGCTAAACGACCTGATGCCGCTGTCGCGCTCCGTTCGTATCGAACAGTCCCGTTACGATTATGCTCGTACCGGCGGTCGCGGCTGGGCTCACACATCCATGTCTGGTCAGGTCGGCGCGGCGCTTGATGCCCGCAGCTACACCTTCGACGGCACCATGGTTCCGATCCATGATTCGGGCTTCAAGTTCGAATGGCGCGACCCGATCTTCAACAGCCCGTCCGCTCTTCAGTCTCAGGCTGATGCGCAGCGCGGATCGGTTGAAGATGTGCAACGCAAGTATGTTGACTACATCTTCAACGGCTTCCGCGATAAAGCGGGTAACTTCGCCGTGTTTGACGGCCTGACCTGGAAAGGCCTGAAAGATGATGAGCGTGTGGCGCAGATTGACCTGGGCGCTTCCGGTCTGAATATCGACTTCACCTCTGGTAATGCAACCTCTCAGCAGATGCGCGCTGGCGCAATCGCGCTGCGTGACCAGATGCGCCGCATCAACAGCCAGTATGCAGCGCAGACCTGGTATGTGTCCGGCGAAATCATCTCCAACTGGGAGCGCTTCTTCTCCGATAACTACCAGTCCGGCACCGTGATGGATGAAATCCTGAAGCTGACCGGCGTGGCGGCGATCAAAGAAGACAGCCAGTTGTCTGGTAACGAAATCGTCATTGTGCCGCTTGGCGCAGGCGTTATCGCTCCGATCGTCGGCCAGGCTATCGGCACCGTCGCATCTCCGCGTCCGGAGTACAACAGCGACTACATCTGGCGCACCTGGGGCGCAATGGGGTTAATGGTCAAGCAGGACATCAACAACAAATATTCCGTCATTCACGCATCGAGCTAAGGATAAATCATGGCACTGGTAGAAATCGTGGCAACCAACCTGCACGCCGGTGCCGACCTCCGCAAACTGGAGGTTGGCTCGGTGGTAGATGTTGACGACGCAACGGCTGAGCGCTGGTTAAAGACCGGCAAGGCGAAGAAGACTGACCAAAAGAAAGGCGAAAAGCTTTCCTTCGAAGTAGCCACGCCATCCGCGCAGACCGCTGATCTGTCTGGACTGCAAAAGCAACACGCCGAAGCGCTGGCGCAGATCGACAAGCTGACCACTGATGCAGAAGCGAAAGAGAAAGCGCACGCTGACGCGCTGGCAGCAGAAAAGAAACGCGCTGATGATGCTGAAGCCGCGCTGGAAGAACTGAAGAAGAAGGTGAAATAACAATGGCGACCCCGGTTACGGCTGACGACGTGAAAGGCTTCCTCTCCGAATTGGGGTTTGCCATCCCTGACGCTTTGCTTACTCCAATCCTCTGCGTGGTGAACCGCATCATTCCGTGCCTTGAAGGTGCAGGATATGACGAGTGCACCGCGCAGCTCATTCTTATCTACGCTGCGGCGCTGATGGCTACTTCATCCGGCGCGCGACGTATCAAATCGCAGTCAGCGCCATCTGGTGCGTCACGCTCATTTGAGTATGGCGAAGACGGTGTGACATGGCTGCGTGACACGCTATCCCGCCTCGATACCAGCGGCTGCACCGGCGAGTTGCCGATCAGTGCCGGTAACAGCGTTGGGTTCTTCGATGTTGTCGGGGGCTGCTGATGGCCTGGGTACCTGTTGAGGTAAAACTGCCGGCGACATTCACGCGAGTATGGGTGAAGACCGACACCGGGCGGGAGACCACCGGCTACGTTAAATCGGATGGCGAGTGGCATATCAACTGCGCGAGCATACGGGCGACTGGCGCGAAGGTGCTGAGGTGGGAAGAATGACAGAGCGAGTGAAGAAGGCGAGCGATAACTGTTTATCGTTCATGTGCCCTGGGTGCGGTAGTCGCCATGCGGTGCAGGTTGGCATTGGCAATGGTCCGCGATGGGGGTGGGATGGAAGCATGGATAGACCAACGCTGACTCCGAGCGTTTTGGTTACTCGCTTCATGCCCAGCGATGATCCGGAGGAGTTTGATGACGCCACTAAAGACAAGCCGTTTACCTGCCATTCATTTGTTACAGATGGGAATATTCAATATCTGAATGACTGTACGCATAGCTTGGCAGGCATGACGGTGCCGCTACCAGAGCTTTGAGGAGTGAGTGATGTCTAGCGTTACGAACTGGTCATACACCGCCACGGCAACCATCTGGCGCAAGCTGGAAGGCAATGACGAATTCGGCGATCCGCTTGGCTATGCCGAGCCTGAGCAAATCCTCTGTGATTATGAGGGTGGGCTATCAAAGCGACTGGCGAGTCTTGGTGTTGAGCTCGTCGTTAAAAACACATTCTGGACTGAGTTCGGGCTGGCTCATGCCGGTGATTACCTGCTGATTGGCTTGTCGACAGAAGCCGACCCGGTTGTGGCTGGCGCTGATGAAGTGCGGCAAGTTATCCGCTATGCCGACACCTTCGAGCGCCTGGCAGATGATTACGCCATCCTGACTGGAGTTTAGATATGGGCGTCAAAGTTAAGGGTGTGAGTCAGGCCGTCAAAACCATTAATCGCATAGCGAACACGATCGATGGCAAAAAGGCTCTACGTGCCGTTTATTCGGCGCTGTACATCGTAGGTGCTGAATCTGCAACTATGGTGCCGATCGATACCAGCACGCTACTCAATTCCCAGTTCCGGGATGTGAACGTCAATGGCACCCGCATCACAGGCAAGGTTGGTTACTCAGCGAAATATGCCGCTTCAGTACATGAGGCGCCCGGTAAACACCTCGGTAAGAAAACACCGCGCCCGGTTGATAAAGGCCAGGCACCAGGTTCGAGAGGGAACATATGGGACAGGACTGGCGAGCCTGAGTTTCTGAGGAAAGCTGGTGAACGAACAACTATTCAGGTCGATACCGTCGTTAAAAAGGAAATGTCGCTATGACGCCTTTAATGTTCCAGCGCGTTAGTGACTTGTTTGTTGATGCCGGGCTAACCGCGGGATTTAAAGTTCAACAATTGATGTACGACGATCCTGGTAACTTATCGACGGCTGTCATTGTTTTCCGTCCCGACGGTGGATCTGCAATTCGCGATGAAATCGGTTCAACCTATTACGTTATGGTGGATGTTGTCGGCGCGAAGGATAAGCGCAAAGAAGCCCTGAATGCTGTCCAGCGCATTATTGAGTATGTTCAGGAAAACCCGATCAGCCACCCTTGCGTTGGTCATATTGAAAATATTGGCGGCATACCGCCACCGCAACTAACGGAAGAGGGGAGGATCGTTTTTCGTCTTTCCTTCGCTTGCCTCTACGGGGAGTAAGCAAAAACACCAGGCTGCCATCAGGCGGCCTTTTTTATTTATTGAGAGGAGTTTCCCCATGGCAGCAAATTGCCCTACGGACAACACAAAGCTGTTTGGCCGCGCAATTGTACTTGAAGTGGCTGATGGTTGTGCCGACACGCTTCCTTCCGAATCCGAATGGAAATCACTTGCGGCCGGTACCAGTAAAGGTTTCGACTTTTCACCTAACAGCGTGACATCTGACGCGGATGACACCAAAGGTTACGTCGAAAACATCATCACCAACGCAGACTTCACCATCTCGTTTGAGGGGGAAGTGCGCCGCAATGACAAGCTGGATCAGTATGGTGTAAGTCGCCTTATTAAGTACTTCAACACCGAGATTCAGGCGACTCGTCAGCCGACGCTGTGGGTGCGCATGGAATTCGGCCCGGTAACTTTCATCGGTTACATGCTGATCAACGCTCTGAGCTCTGACGGTGGCACTAACGACATCGTGACGTTCTCCACTGAGTTCAAAGTGGCTGATGCCGACACTATCCAGGTAATTGATACCGATGAAACGGTACCAGCAACTGGCGTAACGGTAACCCCTGCGACCACGTCGCTGGTTGTGGGCGCTACCCGCCAGCTTACTGGTGCAGTTCAGCCGTCTGATGCTACGGATAAATCGGGAACCTGGACGACCTCTGATGCTACCAAGGCAACAGTAAGCTCTACAGGCCTGGTCACAGCGGTCGCTGCTGGCTCTGCAACCATCACGTTTAAATCCACTGATGGTAACTTTACCGGCACCTGCGCTGTGATGGTAACAGCTTCGTAACCATTCCAAAGGGCTGACTACCAGCCCTTGATAATGCTTATGGAGGAATTATGAAATCACGGCCGCCATTGAAAGAAATAGGCGAGATGCTTATCGATGCCGAAGGAAAAGAATACTTTTTCAGGCCATCACTCATAAACATGGCGCGCATAGGCGATCCGTCGGAAATCGTCGCCGCGTTCTATGACCTGCATCACGACGAAGTGGCGGCGCTTATTCAGTCTGCGCACCAGGCATTCGGGATGATTCCTTCGTGGCTTATCGAGCATATAAAATCCAGCAGTTATGGAAGAAAAGCTCTGATGGCAGCGATGGAAGTTATGACCGCATGTTGTGATGAGGATGTAACGGCGCTGATTGGGGAGATGCGGCAGGCCAAAGCGTCTGGCAAGGCATTTAAAATGAAGAGCGGCGCGATGGATGCGTTCGAAATAATCGTCATCGCCCAGTCTCTTATAAGCCACGGGGTTATCGGCAAGGCAAAGGTGAGAAAGCTCCAGCGACATGAAAATAATCAGGCCACATCCGAATTTAATGCTTTCGAGTATATCAGTGCTGCGCGCAACCACTTTAGCATGAGCCGGGTAGAGGCAGAGCAACTCACCATGACTGAGTTTCAGCTCCTGATTGCGGCAAAATATCCCGACCAGAAAGGATTCACCAAAGAAGAGTATGAAGCTGTCACAGATGATTATCTTACCAAGAAAGCGCAGAGACTGGAGAAAGAAAAGCAGAGTAAAAAACATGCAGCGCCTGGCTGATAAAAGATATTAACGTCAAAAACGAACCCGCTCCGGCGGGTTTTTTATTGCTGCGAGGAAGGTTAAATGGCCGGAATTCTTAACGCTGGTAAGGTAATTTATGAAGTCGATATGGACACGGCTGGCATCCTTCGAGGCAGACGAGAAATTGAAGCCGCACTGGCTGGTCTTGGCGGCAACCTTGGCAGGATTGAATCCAGCGTAAACCGCACTGAGCGCTCAATCGCTTCTATGGAGCGCACGCTGTCGAGCCTTGGCAGCATTGCCAAAGGTGTGATCGCGGCTCTATCAATCCAGCAGGTCGCTAATTATGCCGATGCTTGGACAGAGCTGAACAACAAAGTATCAAACAGCATCCGCACCGGCGAGACGCAGGCTGAAGTGATGCAGCGCATCTTTGATATTTCTCAGGCGACGCAATCATCCCTTAACGGCACTGCCACTCTGTATGCTCGCCTGGAGCGAGGAACACGCATCTACAATACTAGTGCCGCCGATCTTGTCCGGCTGACCACAATCATCAACCAGGGCTTCGCGGTATCTGGCGCAACTGCACAGGAAGCGGAAAACGCGATTATCCAGTTATCCCAGGGCCTTGCTGCCGGCGCGCTGCGTGGCGAGGAATACAACTCAGTTGCGGAACAGGGAAGCCGCCTGACAAACGCACTGGCCGATTCCCTCGGCGTCTCAATCGGTCAGCTTCGCGCAATGGCCGCAGAAGGAAAACTGACTACCGATGTGGTTGTAAAAGGCCTGCTTTCGCAGGGCGAAGCCATTGGCAGCGAGTTCGCCAAAACAACAGTTTCTATTTCGAAGGGCCTGCAGGTTGCGGGCAATAATGTCACTAAATTCTTCGGCGAAAACGCCACCGTCAAATCCTTCGCCGCTGGGTTCCGCGATTCTGTAATCAGTCTTAGTGAAAATCTGGAAAGCCTTGGCACCGCATTGATTGGAGCGGCTGCAATCATGGGTGGTCGTTTTGCTGGCGCTCTTGCTATGGCAACTGTTGCTCAGGCTCAGCGAGTGCAAGGAACGTTGACTGCGATATCCGCGACACGGCAAGCAGCCATTCAGGAAGCAGAGGCCGCAGCGGTAACGGTGAGAAAAACTCAGGCAGACAAAGGCGCAGCAATGTCGGCGCTAAACCTCGCGCTCGCTGAGTTTCAGGTAGCCAAAAATACAGCAGCAGAAGCATTCGCAATGGAAAACGTTGTGCGCCTGCGTAGTGCATACATTGCGACCGCCGCTGAAGCTGCTGTTGCAGAGAATGCGCTGGCCGGTGCTCAGGCGCGAGTCGCGGCCACTGGTTTCACCATGGCCAACACTATGAAGGTGATCAGTACCGTAACTGGGCCGCTTGGCGGCCCTCTCGGCGTTATAGCGATCGTGGCTGCTGGCTGGTATCTCTACGCGCAGCGCCAGGCTGAAGCGCGCAAAGAGGCGATCGCTTTTGCTGACACCATCCCTGACGTGATTAAGCGCCTCAACGACATGAACCTCGCTCAATCACAGGGCGTGCGCGCTGATACGGTCGATTCAATCAAGGCGCAGAAGGATTCAATTTCTGACCTTAAGGACACCATTTCCGGGCTTGAGGCTGAATATGATAAATATTCCACGCTAGCAAGACAGTATGGCGTAAGTGAGGATGAAAATAACGGTTACGTAATAAAGGCCCGTGAAGCCGCCAATAATCTCGCCAAGGCGCGAAGAGATCTAGATGGGCAAAACGCGAAGTTAAAGCAAACCGAAGATGCATTGCACCTGATTAATATTCGTGTGAATCAGGGCATCGTCGATCAAATGAAGGCGGCCAGAGATAACGCAATAGCTCTCGCTGAGGCAGAAAAGAACGCGACCTTCCTCGGTGGCGCGCACGCAATTCTAGCTCAAAAGCTTGGGGCTTCAACTCAGGCTTTGCAGTCCTTTAATTCAGAGTCACTAAAAATAAACTGGGGCGGCAAGGAGGGTGAAAAGTTAATAAAACAAGCAAAACGCCGCCTGGAATTATCAAAGCTCGAAGGTGAAGCAAGAGCGCGATTGCAAGCGACTTATGATGCTGAGGATGCAGGAACTAAAGACCCGTTAGCAGTTAAGCAACTTCAGGATGTGTATGCTGAAACAGAGAGAGCGACTCAGGCAAGAAAAGACCAAAAGAAAGAAGATAAAGCCGCCGCTTCAGAAGCTAAGAAGCTTGAAAACCAGCAGGAGTCAATCGCTCAGAAGCTGAGTAATCTTAAGCAACAATCTGAGCTTGCCGCTGACTCCACCAGAGAATTAAGCCGCGAGCAGGCCATCCTCACGGCCCAGCAGTCTCTAGGCAAAGGCGCTACTCAGGAGCAAATCGCTCTGGCTGGAAAATATGCCTCAGCCAAGTGGGATGCTGCCAACGCTATCAAGGCACAGGCGGCAGCTGAGAAGCTTTTGCCAGAGGCGCGCGAGAACGCAAGCTTCAAGCAGGACGTTCAGGATCTGAATGCCGCTTTATCTGCGAAGAAAATTAGCCAGGAGCAGTACAACCAGACCATTGAGCGTCTGGAGGAACAGCATCAGGCCAACCTCGCGAAAATCCGATCAGATCAGGTGGTCAGTCCTCAGCAAGAAGCTGCTGGCGGCGTTGACCCTGTGCAGCAACTGGCGAATGAGAATGCGCGTAAGCTTGCGCTCATTCAGCAGTATGAGCAGCAGGGAATCATCGCTCACCAGAATGCGCTCGCTCTTCGTGCTTCAGCTGACAAGGAATATGAACAGGCCCGCGTCGCTGCTCAGTGGGAAATCTGGCGTAACCAGAGTGCCGGCAATGAGGCGCTAGCGGCATCCTTTGACGCCCTGGCGGGTAACGCATCCAACGCACTCACGGGAATTATCACCGGCAGCATGTCGGCCGAGGATGCAATGCGCTCAATCGGCAACACGGTGTTGAACTCCTTGATCAACTCTTTCGTTCAGATGGGCGTTGAGTGGGTGAAGTCGGCGATCATGGGCCAGGCCGCGCAGACGGCAGCGATCGGTACCGTTACGGCGGTGCAGACTGCAGCTGTTGCCACTCAAACCGCAACCAGCACCGCGGCGGCGGCTACAACAGCGGCGGCATGGACTCCAGCGGCGATTCTGTCTTCTATCGCCTCTATGGGTACTGCTGCAGCGATTGGTATCGGCGCAGTTGCTGGCATCGTTGGTATGAGCCTGTTGGGTAAAAGGAAGAATGGCGGCCCGGTTACTGCTGGCGGCATGTATCAGGTAGGTGAGGGCGGCATGCCTGAAATATACCAGGCCAGCACCGGTAAGCAGTACATGATACCGGGTGATAATGGCAAGGTTATCAGCAACAAGCAGATGAATGCTGGCACGGGCGGCGGGGTGGTGATCAACATCCAAAACTACACCAGTTCAACCGTCGACGCGCAGGCAGGAACGGATGCCAACGGTGGAGTGACGGTGGATGTGATCGTTGCTGATATCAACAATGGCGGGCCGATCAGCCAGTCAATTTCACGTAATCACCAGGCACCACGCCGGGCGACCGGCTAAGGAAATAATATGGCTATTCCGTACCCGGACTGGTTGCCGCTTGCCCAAAAATCGAAGTCTCCAAGCACTGACACCGGCTTCCGGACTGATTTGCCGGAAGTCGGTGCTCCGATATTTCAGAAGCTGACCGATGATCTCAAGACAGCTTTCTCGCTGACATGGATTCTCACGCGCGATCAGCATCGGGCTTTCTACCAGTGGTTGCGGAGTCCGCTTTATCTGGATAACGGTAATCAGTGGTTTGAAATGTTTGTTGGAACCGGTACAGGCGACACGGGATTGGAAAAACAAGAGCTCCATTTCCAGTCATTTCCGACATGGTCACAGAGTGGATCGGTCTTTACATGGACCGGAGATGTAATCTGCCGGGAAATTGTAAGTGCGGATGATGACTTTGCAGACATTATCGTCGAGCTTCCTCCGCCGTGGGGATCATGGCTTGATATTGTGGTTACGGGCTACCCGGATAACCGGGACCCGGAATCGTTGCCGAGGGTTAACTGATGCCTACCTATCGCGAGTTCAAGGCGCAGCGACCAAACAGAATCATGTATGAGACTGTGACCTTCTATCATCCTTCGTTCGGATATGTACGCCTGGTGAACAATCAGGTTTTCCCAAAGACACTCGGCGGGGCTATCTATGACCCGTGTCGATTCGAATTGACAGAGAGCCAGCAAAGCAGCACGCCGGTGATAGACAGCACGCTTAAGTTTAGCCAGCTCGCCAGCGACTTTAAGCAGAAGCTTAAGTTATGGTCAGGGGCCTCCCGTATCCAGCCGATCACCTGCACTATCAGGCGATTCGATGCGGCAGATACCGCTACACCTGTTGATTCATGGGTGCTCTACGTTGCTGACTGCAATATGGACGGAACTGACGTTAACGTCAGCCTCTCAATGACCAACCCACTCAACCGCAACATAGGCCGGATATATGACCCGGCTGAATGGCCAGGCCTCGTTAACGGATAACTCATGGATAAAAGTGAATTCATTAAACGGTTCGAGCGCGTTCCGTGGGCTAACCGCGCCTGTAGTTTTTCGGCCTGCGACTGCTGGGGACTGGTAGTTCTCTATTACCGCCATGTGCTTGGTATTGAGCTGCACAATCTCCCCGGTTACGAAGCGGGGAGTGATTTCATCACCTGTTATCGGGATGAGATCGTCTACTGGCAGCCGAGCGCGCTACCGGTGGAGGATGGCTTGTTCGTGGCATACGTCGGCGAGCGGGCAGAGCACGTCGGCATTATCGTCGACGGCGCTGGCTTACACAGCCGCGGAGACGGCGGTGGGGTGATGCATACGCGGCTACGCGTTATCGAAAAGTTATTTACCAGGGTGGAGTATCTGTCGCATGCCGATTATCGAAATACAGCACATGCCGGGGCAGCCCAAAGAGAGGGTTAACCTGCCCGCCGGCAGAAGCTTTTATCAGTGGCTTGTCACGCGAGATTTTTTCGCGGATGTCATCATAGTGGTGAATGGCCGGGAGTTAGATGACAGCGATGAGCTGGACTTTCCTGTTACTGAACTGCACACCATCCAGATCTTCTCCCAGCCCAAAGGGGCGATCGGCAAGGTACTTAATCCCGTATTCAAACTCATCTCGAAGGTCCTTTCCTTCCTTGCCCCTAAGCAGAGCTTCAGTGCCTCCGATTACAACTCGAAGGAGTCGCCGAACAACAAACTAACCGGCCAGACAAACGTCGCGCGAACCTATCAGGCGAGACCAGACATTTACGGTCAAGTGAGGGCGTACCCGGATCTGATTCAGCCATCAATGTTTGAGTTCATCAATAACATAAAGTACGTCACCGAGTGGATGAACTTTGGAATTGGGAGATATGATATTGAAAACGTCCGCTATTCAGAATCGTCCATTGGCTCTCTTGCCGGTGCGTCCTACCAGATTTATCAGCCTGGCGAGGTTATCCCCCAATCGGTTCTCGGATTCGAATTTGACGATGTCGACGGTCAGGAGATATCCGGTCCAAATGAAAGCAATGACGTCCCTGTTTATTCAGCGTCTGCTACAACAGTAATTTCCGGTACGTTTTCTGGCGGCCAAGCCTCCGTTAAAATCGTCAGGCAGGCGTCTTTTGATTACTTTGCAGATCTTGCTTTGCCACATTCGGTGACATTTATTGTTAACGTTAGCTATGCCACCGCGAGCGGGAACGTAACGAAGGATATAAAAGTTTCTGCTGATCTGATTAATGTCACTAAAACCGATGATGGCGCAATAGTCGATCCGGTTAAGTATTACACCTTCTTCTTTAGCAATCTAACTGGGACAGATGTAGGTAATACCCCGGTTAATGCAACAGTGAATACGTCTAAATTCGTTCTTAACGATAATCAGGCGCTTGCTGCTGGTCCTTTTTTCTCTCCATTGGCAGGCGATCAGCTATGGATTCATTTCATGGCTCAACTGGGTGACGGCGAGGGTGCTGATTATAGGATCACACTATGGAAGGTCAATGACGATAACAGCCAGGTGCCGGGCACTACGCAGACTTTGGGGGGAAATCTTTTCAACAGCCGAGGCAGATCTGACGTCATATATAAGACTGTGAAGGTAACGCCCTCCGGCGGGTTCGGTAGATACTCTGTAACCATTGTCAAAACCAATAACTCCAGCGACAGCAACAGCCTGCAAATAGCCGAGATTCACTCTGTGCGTATTTTGCAGAATCAGGTCCATGCTGAGGATACGCTTGTCCGGGTTACGGTTCAGGCCACAGAACAGGCTACAGGCGTGCGTGACAGGAAATACAACGCACTGGTGAAACGCCATACCATCAGCTACGAACTGGCGACGAGGGCGGTGGATTATACACTACGTCCTTCGCGCAATTACGCTGATGCTGTCGCACATACATGGTTGGTCATGGGAGAACAGCCCGAGGCAACGATCGACCTGTATGAGCTCTATCGAATCGCAGGGAACATTACACCGGCTGAACTCGGCTACTTCGATTACACCTTTGACGATGAGGATGTCTCTCTCGGTGCGCGCGTGGAGATGATCTGCAACTCCGCCCGCGTCATTGCCTTCTGGGATAACGGAGTTCTGACGTTCAGTCGTGACGAAAAACGCACCACGCCAGCAGCACTCTTCAACCGTTCAAATAAGAAGGGAGAAGAGTTCAGGCTCACATATGACATGCGCATGCCGGGCCAGTATGACGGTGTTGAGGTGGAATATGTCAGCCCGCTAACCAATAAAAAAACCTACCTGCGGTACCGCATTACAGCAGCTGGCATCGTTGAAACTGCAGCGCAGACGCCACTGAAGGTAACGCTGAACGGGTGCCGAAATGAGGCTCAGGCGCGTGACAGAGCTCTTCTGGAGGTGAGGAAGTTGCTTTTTTCCCGCCTGCGGATGTCGGGAAAGGTACTTGCCGACGGGGAGTATGTTTATCCTGGCGACATGATCATCTTCACTGACACGTACGATATCAATCAGCAGGACGGCTACATCGTTGCGCGCAGAGGTAATATCTTCGATACCAGTGAGAGAATCAGCTTCGAAGGTGAAATGTGGGTGGTTATTACCGACTCGATCGGGAATACCACAGCGCGCTATCCCGCCTATCCTCGTTCAGATACTGACTTCGGATTTACTGCCGCGATACCTGCGATTCAGATCAATATCTTTGACGGAGTTACTGTGCAGTCGCCATCTCGATACGTTATCGCTACACAGGCAGAACTTGACTCCACTCAATGGACGATAGCCGAGAAAAAACCAAACACAGATGGCACAACAACCCTCACGCTAACTGAATACAGTGATTTGATATATTCGTAAGTCTTTCATCCCACCATCCAACCCGAACAGACCTCCGGGTTTTATATGGAAAAAATATGGCTACCACACCGACTAATATTCCCGTCCCGAGCGAGTCCCCGCGTGATCTGAAATTCAATGCGGGTAAGATCGATGAGTTCGTTACTTCCCTGGTTCACCAGTATATCGACCGTTTCGGTAATGCTCACTACACCACTGAGGGGCTTCGCTGGCTCGCTCAGCAGGCAATCGCGCAGTATGGATGGATTCCGGTTGGTACATTCCAGGCCGGAGCGACGCTGACACTGCCAAACCAGATTCTGAAGGACGAAACAGATGGTGAGTACTATCGGTGGGACGGCGTGCTCCCTAAAACAGTAGCTGCTGGCTCAACGCCTGGCTCAACTGGCGGTGTTGGTGTTGATGCATGGATATCCGTAGGTGATTCAACTTTGAGGGCGATGCTTGCATCAGATGCAGGCGCATCCATGGTTGGTGCTAGTTCAGGGCTCACAGTCCAGGAAGAGATCGAGAGATTAGATGGCAAAATATATTCACCGGAGGATTTTGGTTGCGATATTGCAGCTGCAGATAACTCCGCGTCAGTCATTTCTGCTCTGACGTCTGGTAAAAATGTTCATTGGGATCCTGCGAAAACTTATAAGGTGACCGGCATTATTACTGCCAGCCAAGATGTGTATAATCTCCACACCGGTGTAATGAGTCTTAACACTTCGCGTTATTCGCTGGGCGTTGTGAAAGTGTCTTTCTCCGATAAAGTCCAAGATGATGCAAAACTGCGCATCATGTACGTGGAATCTGCATACGACCTCTGTGAGCTGGCCGTCATCAAATCGCTTGGGATTAACACCATCAAGCACTACGGTAATTTTTCTGCCGCTGCTGTTGATAATGCTGGAACAGTGCAGAAGGTTCTGGATAATGCTCGCGCACTTGGGATGCGTGTTATTGCGAGCACTGAAAACGGTGAGCCAGGCCTGACTACTGTGCAATTTTTGACAAAGTACCGGTATCATCCGGCCCTGCTGGGATGGGCTACATTTGACGAGGCGATGAGCCGTGGATTCAGCTATGCAGATCAGAAAGCCCGTTACGATTTGATTCGGCAGTATTCGAATAAACCGGTCGTCATCGTGGATGCCTGGTATAAGCCAGACATCATATCCGATTTGCTGCTGGACTATTACGATATTGTTCTGGCAGATCCCTACGCAGAGCGGCAGTCATCTGGCACCCTCGACCAAAGGGTAGCCAATGACCTGAACAGGATTCGCCGCAGCTTCGCTGGCATGGTGGCTCATAGCAGACAGAAAAAAGTTATCCCTGTTTTGGGAACCTTCACCTCATCCTCTGGGGCTGGAACAGATGACGTGACTCAAATAATCAGGGGGGCTGAGGTTTTCCGTAATGCCGGGAATGGCGAGTATGCTTTCTTTGTATGGGATGGTGCAGGTGATCCTACAATAACCGGAGGGGTCCGTTCCAACTCATCTTTCAGATCTTTTGTTGCTGCGACTGCCGAAATTAAGTACCCGGTACCATACATTACTGAAGCTATCCTGTTTGGCGGGAACAAAGTTACCGGGCATAAACCTCTCAATAATATCATTGACAGGGTTGTCGGCAGTGATGGCTTCAGTACCGATACATTCCAGGGGCAAAAGGCATACCCCATGCAGGTAATCAGCGGAGCAACAACGACAGACAGAACGACGCCAACAGCGGGATGGAATAAAAGCGGGATAGGCTTTAAAGGCACGCTGGCAATGCTGGTCACGAATATCGAATTCAGAAAGAACCTGATCGTGTTTGGTGAGTACAGCGCAATCACCCCAGACATAGCTGACGTTAATGGCAACTTCACGCTGTTCGGCTCATACGATGGCGGGTATACAACTATACAGCGAAGCGATCAAGTAGTGTCTGGCACGTCTGCTCTCATCGAGCAATACGCCACAACGCCCAACAATAATGAGAGGCTGTGCATCAGGACATCTGCTGTAATTGATTCGAACTATACCCGTAGACTATTCAGTGGAATGATTGCATCATTTGGTTGGTAAAGTAAAGGCCGCTATATGCGGCCTTTTTTTACGCTCTGAGCTTCTTGCTCAATGCAGATAAAATTAGTATGCACAGAATGAAGACGGACATATCGAAGCTGAAATTCATTGGCATCAGATGCTTTGCAAGGTCACGATACCCTTCACCGATGAAAGCTATGTAAAACTGAGATATAGCAGTGGCAGAACTGATAAAAATCAAACCGCTCAGCCTGTTTCTGAAAAAGATTAATGAAGCTATCAGGATTATTATTGAAAGAATAGGCCTGAGTGACCCATAAAGCTTTTGCTTCGCATGGGTTATTTTGCTTGTAAAACCGTGGTCATTCACCATCACTTTTATTGATTTGTATACGTGAAAATAAACCTCGTCCATTTGCGATTTGATGTTTTTATCGAAAAGGAGGGTGATAATTGTCATAGGGTTTTTTGCGATGTATTGGACAGCGTTCTTAAATCCGGCCTCGGGATGTTTTTTGAAGCAGGACTCCCCTATATCACTTGGGATCGCCCCCTCTTCAAGGCTCAAGACATTTCCCCACGCATCAACCCCCGCGCAGTCTTTATCATACTCAGCCTTGTTTAGGCCCGCATACTTATCCAGTGCATATACACCAAAGTAGGCTGAGTGATACTTGTTATACGTAGTTGCTGTAGTCGTAAATACAATGCAGGAGACTGCTAATCCAAGAGCAACAATCATCATGGCCAGTTTTCTTAACATATGCTCTCTGTCATAAATGACATAGTAAACAAGCATCAGCAGTGGTAGATAAAAGAACTGGCTTTTAGAGCACGCAATAAAAGACAAAATCAAAAAAGTTGAAAAATCCATTCTCTTATAAATGGCAACCATCAGAAGCGGCATGAAAAGAATCAAGGCCTGCTCCTGATAAAGAGAGTTGGAAAAGCTCAGGATTGAAGATGATAACAATGGTATGCAGCAAATAATAAATATCGGGAACTTTATCCACTTTTTATTTATATCGCTACAGCATGAGAAAAGTAAAAAAACAGAGGCTATGTAAAATGCTTTCTGCAATGAGGCGAAAACTCGCATATCAAAAAAAGGCGTAACCCATGATAATAACCATGCGTAACAATACACCAGAACTGTATATGAGCTTTTATAGTCGTATTCCCACAGTGGAAGAAATAACGGCTTAATATTAAAAATAAGTGGCAGATCACGGTTGAACATCGCGGCATCGTTCATAAACCCATAATCAAGCCGATAGAAGTCACCAGTGTTTATGAGGAACAAATCACTTGTAGCCACAATAACAACTAATATCAATGCAGATAAAAGATATCGTTCCTTAATGTTAATCATCAGATTTCCTACTTTTCAACAGATATTTCGGTCGCTGTTTCGACTCGACATAAATCCTTCCGATATACTCACCAAGAACGCCAATTCCGATAAGCTGTATCCCGCCCAAAAACAGTATAGATACAAGCAAAGATGGGTAGCCTCGCACCGGATTACCAAAAGCCAAGGTATCGATAATCATCCATGCGCCATACAGGAATGATAGTCCGGCCACGACCAGGCCAATATAAGTCCACATGCGCAACGGGAAAGTGGAGAAGCTGGTAATACCCTCAAGAGCTAAGTTCCACAGCTTCCATCCGTTAAACTTGGAATCTCCTGCGACGCGTTCTGCGCGAGCATATTCGACAACGTCAATTTTCCCGCCGACCCAGCTCAGCACACCTTTCATGAAAAGGTTTCGCTCTGGCATCTGCTTAATATTTTCTACTACTTCCCTGGACATAAGGCGAAAATCGCCAACGTTCTCTTCAATCTTTGGGCTGCTGATCTTATTGTGCAGTTTATAAAACCACTCTGCTGTTTTTCGCTTCAGCCTTCCGTCTGTAGAGCGATCTGCTCGCTTTGCCAGCACCATATCGGCCCCGGACTGCCACTTCGTAATGAGGTGAGGGATCACCTCGATTGGGTCCTGTAAATCAACATCGATAGGGATGATGGCATCGCCTGTAGCATGCTCAAGACCAGCAAATAAAGCTGGCTCTTTGCCGAAATTACGCGTGAAAGATAATGGCACGACAAGCGAATCGGATAGCGCCAGGGCGTTAATAATGGCTTCAGTAGCATCTTTACTGCCGTCATTGATGAATACAATTTCAACTTGATGCTGCTGTAACTCTTCGAATTCCCGGACTGTTTTATAGAAGATTGGAATTGCTTCCTCTTCGTTGAATACCGGAACGACCAGAGAGATTTTCATTTCGCATCCCTAAAGACAATGAACTTGGAATAAATAAAACCACACACCAGGCTGATAGCAGAAAAGGCAACGAGTGTAACAATCGGCGCCATACCGCACTTATCAGCCATCCATCCAATAGCGGCACTCAGCCCACCCATGAAGCCTACATAGAGCATATAGCGCAAAGTGGTAGTAGAAGAATTGAACGTGAATCGCGCATTAGCGAAGAAGCTGAAACTCACAGCGACTATGAATCCAGAAAAGTTGGCTAGCGCCTGGCTCGTATGAAAAACGTAAATGCACATGGCAAAAATAACCCAATGGATGAGCGTGTTGATTAAGCCAACAGAAGTGTATTTAGCAAAAAGTTTTAACATTTTCTTATCATCAGTTTTATGAGGGGCATAGTCTACCATCGGGCGTGGCATCGATCGAGAATGTAGTGGGACAAATCCTATAAAGATAAGCCTATGTGTTGCAAAGAGAATGTTTAGGAATAGAAAAATCTTCATCAACATTGTGATCATCAATAGGCTTCGCCTTCTTGATATATTCTCTGATGAGAAATGCTGTATATAAAAACAGTATTTAGGAGGTGTGAATCATGCCAAGAAGAGACGATATCGAGACAGCATTCAGGCAGGCCATAGTGATGGAGTCGAGCGGTCGACGCACGATCACTACAGAAAACTTCGTTAAGGTTTTACTCACCTTTAACTGGGACTTGTCGCCAAGGCAGGCCAACCAGTGGATTGAGGGACATGTCAGCACGTTCAAGGATATCTCCCAACAAGAGGGTGAGCTCCGTACGTTCATGATGTACAACCCGAACGGAGGTCTGTGA